GGCGCCGATGTTCTCAAGGTCCAGACGGACCTCTTCATTCTCGATCAGAGTCGGCTTCTGCTTGTATGGATTCTCTGCCCAGTCGGCCTCGTAGCCGACCTCGACAACGCCGAAGGCCCAGTGCGCCTCCTTGAGCGAGAGCATGATCTCTGGCTTGAAGCGCGTCTTCGGCTGACGCACAATCGTATTGATCGTGTCTTGCAGAATCTCGCAGCGCTCAGTGATCGAAGAGCCTACCGAATCTCCGCGCCCTCGCGCGGGACGTACACGCACGTACGGGAAGTAGTAGAAGATGGACGGCAGCCGGGTCTTCAGTGCGGCCAGGATCTTGTTGATCTGGTACTTCCGCTCGCCCTGGGCGTCTAGCTCGTCGCCCTCGTCGCGCTGGAAGCCACGCACGTAATCGTGGGCGCGGTTGACCTCGTAGTCTTCCTCCCACTTCTCCTTGAACTTCTTAGCCTTGGCCACGCGCTTGAAGAGTAGGCGTACAAGCTCCTCCTCCTTCTTCGCTGCCTCAGCGTCGTCGTCGCCGTCCTTTGGCGCCCCGCCCGTAAGCTGAGCCATCAAAGCGGCGATAGGATCCATCCCAGGAGGCGTAAGCATCTCTGGGGGCGGCTCAAGGAAGCCCGGCATTGTCTCGCTCATGTATCCATCCTAGCATCATGGGGCCAAGCGGCAGCACCCTTTGAGAGGTTGCAGGGCGAACAGGCTGGCACAGTGTTCGCCAACGAGTGCGCCCCGCCGCGAGCGATCGGTACTACGTGGTCCATCGTGTTGGCCGCTCCCGTTTTGCAGTACGCACATAACCCATTATACAGTTTCAGCTTGTCGCCCGCAGGCTTACTCGCGCCACACTTGCACGTCATGCGAGCAATCCAAGCAACTGAGAGAGAGTCGCCAGAAGCAAGACGTAGCCACCGCCACGCGAGCGCCAGCGCTTCATCTGGCTCTTGGGAGGCTTCTGGACGCTCTCGATCGGTGGAAGGGTGACAATCACTCGTCCACCGCCAACGGCTGTGGCCGTCATCTTCTTGTCTTCGATCGGAGCGCTTGCCGCGATCGGGTGGCTGTTGACAACGTACCGTACACAGTCTAGCGCATGGTCTGAGATAGACGGGTCACGATCGTCACTGTAGATCGGCTTGCCGTCGTTCTCGCCCACAGCCAGACGCTTGGCGTTACGGATATCGCGGATCGCATGCTCGACGCCATGCGGATGCTCATCGCTCTTCTCCACGAAGTAGAGATGAGGCGCCCCGATCTCGCCAGTGATCGGATGCTTGTGCCGGCCGTCCAGCCGCAGATACTGGGATAAGCGCTGACGGGATAGCGCCTCGTTCTTGTCGGATGGCGTCCAGTAGATCGCCGTGTCCTCGTTGATGATCTTGCGATCCGTGTACTCGTCGGCCACCGACCAACGCTGCTGGCGCCGGGTGAACCCTGAGATGTTGCGTGTCTTGTCGAAGATCGAAGCGTCAGCGATGTTGATGCGGAAGGTCAGCGGCTTCGACAGTTGCGTGATCGCGCGCCTATGGTCGGAGACGTTGAACTCCTTGCTGCCGTCATCACTCACCCCAGGCTGGTAGTACTCCTGCCAGAAGAAGATGTTGTGATTCTGGTCAACGCCATACCAAAGGCAGCAGGTTGGCGCCGAGTCTCCGTGGTCGAGCACGCGCCCAAGCATGCAGGAGTTCTCGATGTAGGAGATCAGTTCTGGCGAGTACTCCAGCACCGACATGGCATCCATCCTGAAGAGGTGACCCTTCGACCGGACCCACTCACCACGCACGAACCGCTTGACGTAGTCCTCGTCCTGGGAGAGCAGGATCTCAACGTTCTGCTCACCAGCGAACTTGTTCTGAGTGGTCGGCATGAGGATCTGCCGATACCCTTGCTTCGACCACTTGGTCTGCCAGTCCTTCGACTCTGGACAGAAGCGCTGCCAGAGCCAGTGCAGTTCGGGGTCGCCGTCTTCTGTGGGGTTGGCTGTGAGGATGACAGAGATCGGTGGTACGGGTTGCTGCGCGCGGTTCTTCCAGGGCCACTCGCCGTCGTAGGCGTTGAGCACCCACTTCGGCACCCGCGCCCCCTTCCATCGGCCTAGCCGGCCCAGGAGGAGCTTGAACGTCTGCTCCTGCATCTGCTCAGCCTGATCGAGGATGGCGCCGTTGATTTCAAGACCCTTCAGGATCGTCGCGCTGTTGGGTGAGTCAAGGTGGTGGAAGATGAACGATGAGCCGTTGTCGAGGACAACCTCTGTAGCCGAATGTGAGCGCACACGCTTCGGGTCGATCCACTGATCGAACGATGGGCGGGTCGTGAGCGACAAGTCCTTGAAGGTCTTGCGCAGCACGGCCACCTTATAGCCGGGGAAGTTGTCACAGAGCGCAAGCATGTGCAATATCGCCGCGCTCGTCTTGCCTGAGTTGAACCCGCCCATCATGAGCAGAGGAGTCCCCGGCATCGCCTCGACGGCCTCCTGCTGGTGAGCGGAGGCCCATTCGAAGACGCGCGGCCCGTCTGGTTCGGGCTCTACGAATTCAGGCTGGGAGGAGTCCACCATTGTCCAACCTCACAGCGATCTCATCTGGCGAGCCCTTCACGACTACCGGCGGGGCGCCGGCCATGATGAGCATGGTCAGCCCCAGCATCACTACTGGCGGGCCACCCTGCGCTTGCGACTTCACCGCCGACAGCACAGTGACCCTATCTGGCGCCACCCAGATTGTTTCTCCCTCAGAGGTCTTCAGCTTGATCATTACCGTTCTCCGCTTCAACATCGATTACGTCGGCAGGGATCTCAAGAGGCACCGCCGGCAGCGTCATGCGATTCTGCCAGGGGAACCGAGTCCCCACAGGGAACACGACAAGAGGTTGGGCCGGTGCCACAAATCCCTCCACCTGTAGTTCTTTGTACCGGTTGGAGAGACGAACGGCAGAGTTGAAGGCGAGCTTCACGCCCTCAAGCTGCCGTTCCTTGTTGGTATCGTCCGCGATCATCTCCGCTAACACCACGGCCGAGTTGTTAGCGAGGCCCATTACGCGGGCCTCAAAGGTCTGTCGCATCCGCTCTAGCGCGAGACGAAGCTCGTCCCTGAAGGACTCCTCCTTCATCCAGTCGCGGATGGTCGTCTGACGCACCTTGGCCGCTAGGGCAGCCTCCTCCTGAGAGTGCCCCTTGACGAGCAGGCCCAGGGCCGTTAGCTGTTTTGCCGACAGATCCTTCTTGGCCATCAGTCAGAGTCCTCTCCTAGATGTATCACTTGTGATGCATCACCCTCAGGATCAAACTGGATCCCCGTTGCCGCCGACGAGAGGGACGACAGCGTCGGTGACAGGTGCAGCGATCGGCTGATCAAGCCACGGGAGGGTTGCCCAGGAGAACCCTGCTGCGTTCCTGTGACCCCCGCCACCATACTGGGTAGCAATGCTGGAAACATCGAACTCCCCCTTGGAGCGCAGCGAGAATCGCCACGTCCCATCGTTGGCCTTGAAGTAGCTGAGCGCGAATGGAGCATCCGGGTATTCGGACAGAAGCTCGTTGACGTACTCGCTACAGTTCATGTAGGGAATGTTGAGCGTCGGCACGCGATACCCCGCGAAGGTTTCGAAGCGCGCCTGCTGACGAGCCTTCACTCCGTAGAGATCGATGTAGCGCTTGATCGAACGCCCACCCTCGACCACGTTCATGCGACCCATCGCGTTGGCCGCGTCCCAGTTGCCGAACGTCATCGGGATGGATGCAAGGTAGGCGTGAACCTCTTCGGTATCAGGCAAGGCCTTCTTCCAGAGATCGCGGTCCTCGATGTAGTCAACCAGCCAAAGCTCACGGCCACCGTTGTAGCGCGGCTTGTGGAACCCGGCCAGCTTGCCGGCCTCGCCGTCCAGATAGTCGTACAGGATGCCACTGCCGCAGCGATGCATGTCGAAGGTAACCGTATCGCCCTTGCGGCTGAGACGGTGCTTGTCGCGGACCTCATCTAGGATGCCCGCCAATGCGGCCTCTGCCGTCTTGTGGTGATCCATGATGATGGTGCGAGTCGAGGGCTTGATGATCTTCTCGATCATCGTCTCGCGGTCGAACGAGATGTCAACCAGCCAGACCTCCTTGCCCTTACAGTCGGGCGGCTGGTCGCCGTAGTGGGCGCCCACGTACTCGACCGGGGCATCGTTGAGCCCAGGCTTGAAGAACCTGTTGAACACCCACGCGGCGGTGAAGCCGTCGTAGCAGTTCCCGTGATAGATGAAAACGCGCTGCTTCATTCAGTCTCCTTACAGTGACAGTTTGCTGGGGGACGACGAGTGAGGAACTGCTTCACTGCCGCAACGCCTCTCCAGAAGAGGGCGCCACGGCAGTCGATGCAGAAGCGATGCTGACATCGATCGCAGTACTTCACTTCCCGGCTGCCTGAGCAGATGCAACAAGTCAGTGCAGCCATCGATAGTGGATCGTCATGGCCCCGCTCTCGGAACCAACCGCAAGGATCTCAACCGAAGGGTTGATCTTGAGGTCTTCGACTTCTCGCATCCCCTGCCAGAAGTTGTAGCTGTCTCGCCCAATCATGTCGCGGTCTGCGCCATGCTCATAGATTCGTATGCCCTGACTGAGCTTTAGTCCCATTCCCTTATGTTACCTCATCGGCTAGCGGCACCGTCTGTGATTCGATCGAAGGCCTCGTCTACTTCCCTAGACAGGTCTTCGTCTACGTTGACGTAGTTGAGCCCATGCGCCTGTACTGGGCCATAGGCATGACCGAACGGGGGCCTGACGACCAACTGAGTTGGCCACCGGCCCGTCCCCCGCTCATGCAGGTAGCCCTGGATGTTGAAGAGGATCGCGCACGCGATCTCTTCGGGGTCGGACACCTTGGTGTCGTAGCGCGGGGCCTCTCCACTTGTCACCAGCCAGAAGTCCATGACATGTCGGATGAGCGACTGGATGTACTCCTTCTCAGGCATGCCCTTCTTCCAGTTGTCGGAGTCGCGCAGGTTGCCGTCGCTCTGAAGACGGTGCTTATGCATGTACTCGCTGAAGCGATGCAGCGCAACGGGCGACAGGAAGCCGAACGGCTCCAGCTTCGTCTTGCTGGTATCGCGCGTAGCGCCGGTCGCAAACGTCCGCAGGGTACCGCTGTCGATGACCGGAGCGATCACCTTAGACCTCCTCCACGCTGATCTTGGGCTTCACGATCTCCGGGTCAGCCGTGCAGACCACAGTCCAGTTCTGCTTCTCGTCCTTCACCGTCGGCTGGTAGTCCTCGTTCACTTCCAGCTTGTACTCGATCGTCGCCTTGAACTTCTTGTACTCGATCTTGGCCATAGCCCTCTCCCGTTATCAATAGTCTTTCGCGTAGCGCCGCTAGGTCGGTGTTCATGCGGTAGAAGCTGACCCCCGGCATATCTCGCCCCGTCACGCCCATCTTGACGGGACGGCGTGCATCCCAAGCCTCACTGAATGGCAGCCAACGGATCGCGTACTCCATCGCGTCCCGATCGAAAGCATACGCGATAAAGGTGTGCTTCCCCTTGCCGGCGTCCTTGTCCCAAACCGGGAAGTCCCGCTCCGTCCAGTTGGTTCGGAAGCTCCTGCCGCGTACCTCGACGCCAGGAAGGTGGTCAGGGTTCTTGTGCCCCTTGTACGTGATCAACTGTTCGTCGGTCAGGTCGATCCTCATGGAGCGCGCGAAGAGCAGTTCCGCCATCAGGCCAAAAGCATCTTCCTGATCAGCAGGAGCGCGCTTCCCCTCTGGAACGTTGTAGTCAACGAATCCCTTTTTCTTGTTGTCTCGATGCCGACCTGGGGCGAGCCTCCAGGCCCTATCGATGATCTCTTGCGGGATCGGCTTGAACTCCTTATACGGTTCCTTATACGGTACCAGTTTCGGCCAGCGAGTCGCCATCTTGAAGAAGCAGACCTTGCAGTAGTACTTGCTGTCGTACCCCAGGATGTAGAGATGCCGGTCGTCAAGGTCGCCGCACGACACACAACCGCCGCAGGTGGGGAGGGCCACCTGCGACGGCGTGAACGCCTGCTTGATCTTGGCCAACTACGCGACCTCTTCTAACTCGACAGCGTCGTGGTCTTCACGGTCATGCGGACCCCACGGGTTGTCGTAGTGGTTGTCGCAGATGTACGCACGGCATCCATAGCACCAGTCCGCAGGCGTCCCGTCGCACAGGCGGCACTTGGGGCCATCGTCGTCACTAGAAGGGGATGTCATCGTCGGTGGCCTTGTAAGGCACTTCCGCGCCGGACCCGCTGTCGCTCCCCGCCGGCTTGCGCGTGGCCTTGTCGCCGCCACCACCGCTGCCCAGGAGGATGATGTTCCCGTTGAACCCGACCTTGATCTTGGTCGCGTTGCGCTTGTTGCCGTCCTTGTCGGTCCACTCGTCGTAGGCGATCTGCCCTTCGACGTAGACCGGCTTGCCCTTGACGATGTACTCCTTCATGATCTCCGCGAGCTTGCCCCACACCTCGATGCGGTGCCACTCCGTACGCTCCTGCTTCGCTCCCGACTTGTCCTTCCACGTCTCGGTCGTTGCGAGACTGAAGTTCATGACGGGGTCGCCCGACTGCATGTAGCGAACCTCGGGGTCGCGGCCCACGTTCCCGATCAGCGTCACCTTGTTAACCGACTTCATTGCCCACGTCCTTTCTCAAAACCCAGTGATACGTCTGACAGTCTCCGATCATCGAGTACTCACTGTACTCGATGGTCCACCAGCACGGCTCCACGTACGAACGGTAGTCCGACAACGGCTGACGGCCTAGCTCCTTGTAGAAGTCCTTGGTGAGATACAGGAAGGTCGCGTCGTTGATGATACGTACGGCCGACGGTTCGCCCCAGGCCCAGCGATCCGCAGGCGCCGGGGTTCCGCCGATGAAGAGCCCGCCCGGCTTCAGGATCTTCCACAGTTCACGCATGCCTTCGAAGAAACGATACGCATTACCCTGCTGGCCGTACAGCGCCATAACCGAGTAAGCGTGGATCTCATCGAAGGTGTTGTCCCCGATCGGTAGAGGCAGCCCACGCTCCATATCGTTCAGGTCGAAGATGATGTCCGGCTTGCAGTCGGGATCGATGTCGAGTGTTGTCCACTCGATCTCCGCGTTCTCGGTCTGCGGCAAGAAGAGCTTGCGCTTGAGCGGCAGGTTGCCGGCGCCAAGCGAGAGGCACTTGAGCTTCACTTATCTGTCACCTTCACTTTGAGCTTGCAACTACAGAACTGCGCGGAACAGCCACGGGTGCTGTGGATCGAGTAGAAGTGTCCACACGATCCGCAGGTGCTCTTGGCTGGGTACTTACTCGGTGCTGCCTTTTGGCTTTTCATCGTCCTTGACCGTGACCTTGAAGTACGACTTAGCAGCGTGATGGTACACGACTACTCCCTCTGGGTCCATGAAACCAGGGACACAAAGTGAGCCGAAAGTCCGAAGCCTGAAGATTTGATCTTCCACTTCGCGCGTCAGAAACTGCCCCTCGTACAGGACCGGCACGACGCCCAGGCCGGCGGGAATCGGGAGCCCTCCTAGCTCGCGCTGCTTCAGGACCGGCAGCCACTTGTCCGTGTTGAAGAGGGAGAAGCGCTTGTCGTTGCCGGTCAGCCCGTACTTGCGCTGGATGCCTGAGCCCCAGAACTCGCCGTAGTGACGACCAGGGCCAAGGATCTCGACTAGCTGCGCCGCCCTGTCGAGTACCCAACGGGCGAACCCGCTGTTGTCCTTGCTCTGCTCGGCATAGATCCAGCGATTCCTCGATCCCGCCCACACTGCGACATCACCAACCATGACCAAGGGGTCAAACCACTGGTCGGTAGAAGCGTGTACCACATCGATCCCAGGGATCCCAATGAGGATCTGCCCGTTCGTTCCGTCGATTTTTTCTGTGATGGTGCATTCTCGAAACAGCCGGGGGATCTTCTTGAAAACCTCAAACGCCACGGGTCACCCTCCTCCTCCACACGCGGAACGAGATCGCCTTCATGCCCTCTGGGATACGTGGAGCAATGGCCATCACCCACGCCGTGTACATCTTGCGAAACCGCTTGACTTTGGTACCCCTCATGCTTCCTCCACGATGGCCCTGACTTTTACCTCGACGCCCTCGACACGATCGATCGTCTCGGCCAGCAGTATGTCGATCTCCTGATTGGTGATGTTGTACAGGTCGAGATCTCGCTCGTCACAGATCTCCCAGAACGTCTCGATGAACTTCTCCTTGTCGATCACTTGAGACTCGCGTAGTAGGCGAAGGACGCATCTTGCAGATGCTGGACCGTCGCATCGAGACACCGCACCACCAACGGATGCGGGGCCTCACCCTCTGGGGATCCCTTGAGGTACTGCTCCTTGTCGGCCTCGACAATGAGGCGCACGGCGCCGATCATGTCCTCGATGGACGCCTCGCCGTAGTCTTCCAAGAGACGGATCTTCAACTCACCTTGGGTCATAGATCACCAGAACTTCGCTGCGAAGTGGAAGATCATGTAGATGATCGCAATCGACACAGCAAACTGCACCAGCACGACCACGCATCCGCATCCGGCCCCGACGCTTTCGGCTCTCATTTGCTTTCCTCCATCGAGTACCCGCAGATCACGCGCGTGCAGAACACGGCGTGTGCCTTCTTGTCAGTCGCGTCACCCTTCTCGTTGCGCGCGAGGTAGGTGAACGAAATGAAGTCGGGACTCAACGCGATGAGCTTCTCGACTCCTTCGAAGCGCAGGTGCGCCCCGTACGGCAGAAAGATCCTGACGGTGTTCATTCGTCCTCCACTGCGATGCCGGCTCTCGGCGTGACGTAGATGAGCTTCCCGTTGACCTTGTCCCTGAAGACGTAGACGTAGATGTTCGGCATGACGGTCGAGATCATCCTGCGCTCCAGTACAAACTGCGGATCAGCCTCTGGCGGCTTCGGGGCCTTTACTAGGTTCTCGTTCCCGCATGCTGCGAGCCCGACGAGAGAGACGACGACCAGCAGGCGCCGCACTACAGTGTCCTCTGCTGAAGGATGTACTGGAGCTTGCCCTTGCTGTCCACGAACGCCTCGACGCAGATGATCCCCAGGACGCTAGGCGGCAGCATCGCCACCTCGGCGTAGTCGGGCATGAACGGAGCCTCGGGATTGAGGACCGACTCCTCGTAGCCCTTGAGGAAGGCGCCGCTGCGCACGAAGACCAGCTTCTGATCCATGACCTTGTCTTCGGTGTCCTTGATGCCCACCTTAGTCTGGAAGATCCCGGCCCACTGACGGTGCGTGTGGCCGGCGACGTAGATGTCGGCCGCGACGTTGTGCGACCAGTGCTGGAAGACGAGCATGTCCGCGCTCGCCGTACCACCGCGACGTCCGGCGTCATGGTGGATGGCGACCTTCACCGGCCTGCCCTTGAGATCGACGCGGATCATCCCGAAGCAGCCCAGGAACTTCTCCCCGACTCCAAGCTGGAGCGCAAGCTGCTGATCGCTCACGCGACCGTCAGCGAATGCCCAGAAATGGTTGCCCACCACCACGCCTGCCACCTTGCTGGCCACCGGCTTCAGGAAGTCCGTGAAGGCATCGATCTGCGCATAGGCGAAGTCGTCCACCGCCTTGCGCGAGTTGTTGTCGCCCGTGTACGATGCGAGGTGTGCGCGATACTTCCCTCGACCGAAGTCGAACAGGTCGCCACCCAGTGTGACCACTGCCGTCTCGTCATTCAGGACCACGTCCCTCCAGGCCTCCAGCTTGTCGTGATCGTGCTGTGGCCAGTGGACGTCACTGAGTGGGTACAGCGTGAACGCTACGCTCTTCTTGCGATCAACCGAAGTCATCTTCATACGCTCTCCTTAGCCGCTTCAATCCAAAAGTTTACGCCCCTGTACTTCAACCTGTTCTTGCGCTGGTGCTCCCTGTATCGCTCTGGGTTTGCGCGGTTCCAAGCTATAGTCCTCGCGTTTCGCTTGGCCCTGTACTCAGGATCGGTTAAGTACCGACGTCGCTCTGAGGTCGCGCTAACCACGGTACCGCGCAAGCTCTTTTTCCAGCGAACACAATTCTTCTGATGGCACGCACGACACTGTCTATTGGAGGGCTTACGCCCAACTACAAACGTGTCATGCCCACGCAAACAGAACTGCTTCACTGCGGGTCGGCCTCTTCCTTGACGAACCGCCCGTTGACGCGAACCGCATCGGCCGCCCTGCGCTTGCCGGCCTCGGACTTCTGCTGCTTCCAGCGCTCGTAGGCGGAAGCGTCGTTGTAAAGCTCAAAGGCCGGGATGCGGTAGCCGTTGTCGAAGACCTCCAGGCGAGCCTTGCCGGGGTCGGTGCGGCTGTACGGGTCGGCTGAAGTCAGGCGCCGGATCGCGTCGTCAAGCTGCTCGCGTGAGACGAGCGCCTTGCGCATCAGGTTTCCTGGCGTGATGGCGATGAAGCCTGACCCCATGTTCATGTTCGCCGGCTCTTGTGCGAGGGCGAGCAGCGTGACCCAGACGATGCGAACGTGGACGTCTTCCTCCCAAACGCTCGATTCGAAGAGCCGCCGGTTGATCTTGAACCACGGCTCGTTCTTGTACTTGCTCATCTCCACGACCTCCTTGCTGGCGATAGTCTCATCGCACCTCCAGCGAGTCAACGATTCGGGGACATTTATTTCATCGACCATTAGGTTCCTCTGGATTCCTGCTGGCAATCACCAGCGTACCCCAGCGTATCTGGTGAAGGTCGCTGGACTTTTTGACCAGCGCAGCCATGTAGTTGAGTTGAGTGGAGTGGAGTTGAGTTTGAGAAGAGAAAACACCTTCCAGTACTAGACCATCTCCTCATTGGAGAGGGGTGTGGGGAGAACCTTGCACTCCCCATCCAAGCCGTCCTTGACGCAAGTCTCTGGAACATCATTCGTAGAAAACCAGAACCACGACAGCGCCATGACCAAGAACCAGACGCAAAT